GCCCCAGCTTGGAGCGCCGTCGTCAGCGTCCACGTGTTGCCGATCGCGATCGGGCTGCTATTCTGCAAACTCGTCGCCTCGGGCGCCTCCCCAACATACGCATTCCACCCTGTCGCATTCGCCGGCGGATTCACTGCGGCCACAACCAACTGCTGCCCAGTGGATGTTGTTAGCTGGGCAACCTCGCTGGCGCTTCCGAATTGCCCTGTCTGATTCACCCATGCAACAGCCACATAGTAAGTGGCTGCGGACCCAGTTCCGGGGACGGTAGTCAACACCGGAATCGCCGCCCTCGCAATAGGGCCAGAGACCAATCCAACCCCGACCTGAAAGTAAGCCTCACCACTTGCCTTGGCAAGTTGCTCATACTCGTTCCACTTTCCCTTATATCGATCGTTCAGTTGATTGTTGTATGCGTCTCGATAGACCAGGGCCAGAGTCTTAAGGGCATGCCATCGTCGTAGAGGGTCGGTGACAACCACGTCATCAACTCCGATTGTCCGCCCGTAAGTAACGGTCCAAAGGAAATCCGGCTGACGATACCGCCGCCGCAGGAACAGTATTAGCTCCGTCGCCATCTCACCTTGTGCCAGTGCGCTCTTTCCGGCCAGATCTATCTGCTCAGTATTGGCAACCGTGAGAATGCCGTTCTCATAATTCTGAAGGTCTATCGCTTCGTTGATTGGTCCATCCGTGAACAAGGCCATGGCTCACCCAAACCCTCAGCGCTTCTCCGGCCGAGAGGCACTCTTGATGGCTCGAAAGTCGGCCTCGGATACAACGTTCACTTGGATTTTCTGTGTCGCTGCTCGCTGTTCCGCTTCTTGCCGTGCCTGTTCCACCGTGGCACGGTGCTCTGAGGCCTCTTCGGCGCTGGCGAGACGCGCCCGACCTTCCACGATCAGCTTCGCAGCTATGCCTCTAGGTACCTCGGATTTCTGTCCTGCCCGGCCGCCATCGGGTGTCTCGTTACTGACCACCAACACATGTGGATCGGTAATTTCCTGCTCGATCTTCCGCAGTTTCTGATAGAACAGTCGTAAATCCATGTTTCTCCCTTGGGGTGGCGCAGGCGCTTTCGCCTGCGCATTGGTTTGCATCGGGCTCCTGTCGTGCGCCGGTTAGCTGTCCACTTGCACGCCGAAACCATTCCGAAGCACTGCACATCCATACAACACGTCCACGGTGAACTGCTGCGCCAGGGTGTTCGGCTGATAGCTCATCACCACACGTAGTCCGAAATTCCCCATTTCCGCGTATTCGGCGATGGCTCCAGTTCCGGGCAACGGCTGAGGCAATCTGCGGATTACGAGGCCGATCCCATCCCGTGCGAAGGCAATGTTGTGAGTAGTTACTGGAGCGCTGCCAGTCTTGGACACTAACTGCGACCGGAAAATGAAGAAGTCCTTCAACTTGCCGACTGCGCCATCTACTAGTGCCCGAAGTCCGGCTTCGCCAGCCGTGTAATATTCGCTGAATCGTGGAATTTGCCTCAACGCCGAGTAAGTCACGGGATCAACAATCAGATACTTCCCGGCGCTGGCCGGCACCAGGCCCTGGAACAGCGAGGTCTCAGCCTGGTCTATCACCGCCTCAGTGATAGCCATCCCCGGCAGGCCTACCACGGTGTTCGCTGTGAATTGCGAGTAGAGGCCCAAAAGATCGGACTCGATTCGCTCAGCTAAGGCCACTACCGCCGGCTGCATGTACAGTTTCAAAAGATCCGGTACCGCGAGCACTTTCGTCACGTCCGGAATCAGAAAGGTCGCCTCCGCGTGGGTATTCAACACGATCTGTGCGTTTCCTAGGCTCGGGTTCTGAGTCTGAACCGTACCCCCCTCCGCGATGTTGTTAGCCACCAGAACTGGGGGAATCGGAACGTTTACCGTGTCCCCGGAATTCGCCAACGTCGGTTCGTAATCCCGGTTGACTAAGTTACCCATCACCAGATTGGCGACAAGCGCTGGTAATGCGTCCACTGCAACCAATTTGACAATCGCACTCGAGACATTTGCTGATGTAATTGCTGGCATCTTTTCTTCCTTTTCTTGTTGCGTTCATTCAGTTGCCCGGAGTTGCTCGTCTTTCGGACTGCTCCCCCAGCGCCTATCAAAGACCTCGCATCGCCTGGCTTGCCACACGCGCGATCTCCTGGCGGGCCTTCTCCAAATCTTCCTGGCTCATGCCCGGTCGAATCTTATCCAGATCAATCCCGCCCCCACCTGTCGTTATCTTCGGCGCCGATCCCATCCCCGAGCCGCCGGTGATTCGCGCCGGCAGCAGCTCCGGATTCTCTTGGACGAACTGCGCCAGATATTCCCGCACCGGAACTTCGCCCTGTCCTCCCTTAGCGGTCAGCCGCCCGTCTTCTCCCCGCTGAATGTCGTCCTTCACGGCACGATAGGCTAAGTCGACTTTGGCGACGCCAAGCCGCTGCAGCTCTGAGCGAATCGACACGCTTCGCTCGGCCTCTTCCGCCATCTGCCGGCTCCGCTGATTCTCCTGAACTAGGTCGTTCATTCGCCGCTCTAAGTCCTCACGGCGTTTGCGCTCATCCAGCAATTCAGCCTTGTATGCAGGCTCCGCCCTTACTTGTTGGGCGCGCACAAACTCCTCGATCACCCCTTGAATAATGGGGCGTAAATCCGGGCCATCTTTCTTCGGCTCGTCCATAAACCTCCCTACCTTCCGGCTTCTAAGTCTGTTGATCGATTTCTTTTCCGATCCTGTCTTTCACTTCCTGCCTCACGTCACATAGGAATTGGAAAGCCAGCTTCTTGAACACTTGCCTCTGCAATGTCGGTGACTTGATTCCTAACTGTAGAAGCCTCTCCGCATCCAATAGCTCCGTCCCAAAGTCGCCAATATCGAATTCGTCCATGCCAGAGACATCCACGCTCAGTCCGTCTTCGCGCGCCGCCTCGATCGCTCGTAGCACGCGCTTCATGGCTTCCTTCACGGCGTCGCCATAAGCACGCAGTACCTCTTGGGTAATCGCGAAGTCTCTTTGCTTACTGAGACCCGATTGCGCCGTACTTCCCGATACCGCCCCGCCCGCGTGCGTAACATGACAAACGCGGTAGATCTCCTCCTGTAGGCGCGCCAAGTTGTCCGCCGCAATCTGGTAAACGTGGCCTTCCGGCTCCGTCCATCCAAACCGGTCCTGTGGGCCCAGTTGGATGTAGTAAGACTCACCCATCACCTGGTTCCAGTCCCGTTCCGAATACACCACCGGCATCGCAAACAATCCCATCGTCAGCGCCCATCCCAGAGCGTTCGATTTATTGAAGTGCTCCAACTGCAGCGATCCCGCCTTGTTCAGTAGCCAAAGACCTTCCGACACCCGAAGTTCCACTATGGGGACACGTTCCTGCCTCGCCAACCCGTGCCGGCCCTCCGACACCACTTCTATTGGCCTTCGCTCCGTACCCTGCTCCGACTGCTCGTAGATGCGATAGTTTTCTTTGTCGTAATACACCCAGCGAGTTAGTTTTATCCACGCCGGATCTTCAATCTTCGCCTTCTTAAGGCTCTGCGTCCGCAGTACTACCCAGTCGTAATGACCGTGTTCGTCGTAACTCCAGTTGATTAATTCATCCGCGGCGTAACTTACTAAGTACGCTCGTGAGGCGCCCCGCTCATCCTCCTCGGCGCGTGTCCATGCCGGGTGGCCGAGCCGCGGAAAATCGATCAGGATAAAGCTCTTCCCACTAATCAGTGCATCAATGAACTGCCTCCGGAAGAAATCCGTAAGGGTGGTCCCTTTCAAGTCACAATCCTCGGTGAATTCTGAAAAGAACTTCTTCGCGCGCTCGCTTTGTCCTTCAAAAGTCAACACCGGCTCGCGGCGAAACAGTGTGGCCGTGTACCAGTCGACAATCGAGCCGATGTAGTTCTCATAGAAGCTGCGGCTCAATCTCTCCGCGTACACGTCACCTGGTTCCTTCTGACGCCGGACCAGATACCGGTCGGCATTCATCTGGAATTGCTCCCCGCCCGCATACAGGTCCCGGTACATCCGCCACGTCGCGCGCTTGCTCGCGTATTCCGGATGTTCGTGATTGATGTCGAAACTGGCGCTACCCTTGTTCATCTCGTCCTGTCTGCTAAATTAGGCGGTTGCCTTGCTCGCCAAAAGCTACCGTCGGCCGGCATTCCTGCCAGACCAGATAGCCCAACGCATCCGATAAGTGTGTTCGCTTAGGATCCTTGTCTTTGTCGATAACTCCGCTGTCAGGCTTGAACGACACCTCTTCGAAATCCATAATCAGAGCCTTACAACGCGGGTCAGTGAATAAAGTAACTTCCTCGCTCGCCGAAAAGAGCTTAGCGTTGACCAGCGCCACCCGCTCCCGCACGCTTGGGTTACTCGGCGGGACCTTGAACTTCAAGCCCCGATACGCCGTTTGCCGGAAATATTCCTTAATGATCTGATAGTCCGTGGTTCCCGCCGTCTGTAACCGCTGTCCCGAAGCGTCGCCATAAATCACGATTCCGGACTGATGATTCGGGTATCTGTCATGGAACTCCTGGCATGCTTCGGTAGTGCTCGCCCTGCTCAATACAATCTCGTCCAGAACTCGCACCTCGTCTCCGTTCTTTTGCGCCACGATCGAGCTCATTGGATCTACGTTGAAGTCCAGTGCCCAGTACAAAGGCAACCGCGGATCAACTTCCATCGCCTTCACATTGCGCGTCCGGTTGAATCCGCTGTAAACCACTCCGGCCTGAACGTTCAAGTACGCGCCCAGCACCTCTTGTTCGAAAAACTTCGGATCGTAGCTGCTTTTCAGCCGCTCATAAAAATCCGGAATCTTGTCCAGGACGAACCTGTTCTCGAAAGCTTGCGCGAGAACCACTTCATAGCCATCCACCCTATGCCGAATAAAGCGCCGGTGCACCCAGTCGAAACCCTTCGGAGTCCAGACTGCAAATCCGCACAATCGGGACGCCTTGGGGTCCCTCAATCGTCCTTCTAATCGAAGCCACGCTTCCTCGGCCGTGTAAGTCAACTCATCTAACCCGAACCATGCCAGGTTAGTGCCCCGCA